ACACGCATTGTTGGCGCTGGTGGTGGTGGCGGTGGTGGCTGCTTTCTTGGCCACACGCTTGTGGCAGTTCCCGGCGGTAAACGCCGGATTGATGAACTCAAGGTTGGCGACACCGTTCTGAGTTTTGATGACACCGGCAGCCTGCACGAGGCCAAGGTTCTCAAAGTTCATGAACACGAAAACGAACGTGTTCTTCGTTATCGGCTTTGGGGCGGCAGGTGCATTGATGCCACACCAAATCATTGGGTGCTAAATCAATTCAATGCATTTGTTGAGATTGATACGCTTGGTCCTGATGATTGCCTTGTTGATGTCAATAATCATCTGCGTCCAATTGTTGCAAAGGCGGAATTTTGTAATGGCACTGTTTACAACCTAACCGTCGAAGGCCATCACACCTTTATCGCCAACGACATTCGTGTTCACAACGCTGGTCTTAGCCTTGGTATTACTGGTGCTGGCGGCGGTGGTGGCGGTGGCGGCAAAGGTGGTGGCGGTGGCGGTGGGCAAACTCGTACACCCACAGAAGCCGATGATTCGCTGCAATCTGTTCAATATGGCAGTGTTCTTGATCTGCTTTGCGAAGGCGAAATTCAAGGTATTGAAGGTAGCAGCAAAGGCATTTATCTCGACGGCACTCCAATTCAAGATGCCAATGGCAACGACAATTTTCAGGGTTATACCGTAGTTACCCGCACTGGTACGCAAGCTCAAAGCTATATCGCTGATCAGGTTGGCACTGAAAGTGAAAAAGGCGTCAATGTTGAAGTTGTCAAAGCAACGCCCATTGTTCGTACTGTTACTGATTCAGATGTAGATCGCGTTCGCGTTACGTTGCAGGTTCCTTCACTGCAAATTATTGAAGACGATGGTGACATTGTTGGTCACAGCGTTCAAGTACAAATCCAAGTTCAATACAACTCCGGTGGTTACAACACGGTTATCACTGACACGATCAGCGGTAAGACCAGCAATAGCTATCAGCGTGACTATGTACTAACACTGTCAGGTGCATTTCCTGTTGATATCAAAGTTGTTCGCGTCAGTGACGACGAAAGCAGCACCAAACGACAAAACCAAACGTATTGGTACAGCTACACGGAAATCATTGACGAGAAACTGCGTTATCCAAACAGCGCACTTGCATTTCTGCGTTTTGATTCACGACAATTTAATTCAATTCCAAGTCGCAAATATTTGGTTCGTGGTCTCAAAATTCAGTTGCCATCTAACGCCACTGTTGATACGACAACGTACCTTGGTCGCGTTACCTATGCAGGTGTTTGGGATGGCACCTTTGGCGCTGCTACGTGGTGCAGCGATCCTGCGTGGTGCCTGTGGGATTTGCTAACAAATACCCGCTACGGCGCATCAATCCCAGCCAGCAGTTTGGATAAATATGATTTTTATTCAATCAGCCAATATTGTAATCAGCTAGTCAGCAATGGACGCGGTGGACAAGAGCCACGTTTTTCCTGCAACCTGCTGCTCAACAGCCGCGACGAGGTGTACAACGTCATCCAAGAGATGACCAGCCTATTCCGTGGCATTGCCTATTACGGCGCTGGTTCACTGGTGCTACTGCAAGACAAACCGGCTGATTCGCAATACCTGCTCAGCCCCAGCAATGTGGTTGACGGCATGTTTGTTTATAGCGGCACATCACAAAAAGCACGCCATACCACCGCAACTGTCGCTTGGCAGTCCTATGACACGCAAGGTGAAGTTGAATACGAATACGTTGAAGATGCTGCTGCTGTAGCTAAATACGGCATCATCAACAAAGACATCAAGGCGCTGGGTTGTTACAGCCAAGGTCAGGCGCATCGCGCTGGTAAATGGGCATTATTAAGCGAGCAAAACCTCACTGAAACCGTCACATTCTCTGTCTCTATTGATAGCGGGATTGTGCTGCGTCCCGGCATGGTGATTGATGTTGCAGATCCTTTAAAGGCTGGTGAACGCCGCAGCGGACGTATCAGTAGTGCAACAACCACCGTAATCACTATCGACAGCGTCAGTGATTTTGTTGTCAATTTAACCTTGGATCCGACGCTTTCAGTATTGATGCCAACTGGTTTGGTTGAAACAAAATCAATCACCGCTATTTCTGATCGCAGCATCACGGTTGATTCTGCGTTTAGCAAAGCGCCTAACGCTGGCAGCATTTGGATGATTCAAACAAATGACATCCAATCACAGCAATATCGTGTTCTCAATGTTGTTGAAGCTGAGGATGGTGTCTATGGTGTCACGGCACTGGAATACAACAGCAGCATTTATGACGCGATTGAAGCTGACATCACGCTGACTGAACGTGACATCAGCAATCTCACCGACAAGCCAAATCCGCCAACTGGGATTGATGGCAATGAATATTTATACCAAGACGGTCAAAACGTTTTCTCAGGTTTTGATCTGAGCTGGGTTAGTCCTAAGCAACGAGTTACTGAATTTCGAGTTAAATATCGCATTGATAACGACAATTGGAGTCAGATCAATACAACTTCGCCATCGCTGAAAATCACCAATACGCGGCCCGGCGTTTTATACGTGCAAATCACCGCGATCAATTACATCAATAAAAGCAGTGATATTGCTGCTGCTCAATTCACGCTTCTGGGTAAAACCGCAGTCCCCGGCAACGTTCAAAACCTTAGTTTTGAAGCAATTAATGCTAATTCAGGCCGTCTTCGGTGGGATCAAACAGTTGATCTTGATGTGAAGGTTGGTGGCAGCGTACACATTCGCCACAGCAGCCTTACCGATGGCACTGCCAACTGGAGCAACAGCGTTGACTTGATTCCAGCTAAATCTGGCGCATCAACTGAGGCCATCATTCCGCTGGTTGAAGGTGAGGTGCTAGTCAAGTTTGAAGATGATGGCGGACGGCAAAGCACCAGTGAAACCAGCGTCATCATTGATTTGCCAGATGCACTTGATCCACTTGTCATTCAAGTTCGCCGCGAAGATCAAGATTCCCCGCCGTTCCAAGGCACACGCACCAATGTTTTTTACAGCGATGAATTTGACGCATTGACCTTGGATGGTGCAAACACTATTGATTTAGTGACTGACGTTGATGCGCTTGGTTCATTTGATGTCATAGGCAACGTGCTGGCGTCTGGTGACTACGCCTTTGCCAGCACCTTGGATCTGGGCAATGTCTTTGCTGTTGATTTGCGCCGTTATTTTGTCACGCGTGGTTATCTGCCGGGTGACCTAATTGATTCTCGTGTCAACAATGTTGACGATTGGTCTGATTGGGATGGTGCTGTTGTCAGCAACGTAAACGCCAAGCTGATGCTGCGTTCCACCAATGACAATCCCAGCGGCAGTCCGACATGGGGAACGTGGCAAGAATTTGTGAATGGCACCTTTAAAGGTCGCGCCTTCCAATTCCGCGCTGATCTCAGCAGTGCCGCTATTGACCAAAATATCCTGATTGATGAACTTGGTTACGACGCAACGTTCCAACGCCGCACAGAGCAAAGCGCAACAGCAGTGGCCAGTGGTGCCGGTGCAAAGACGATTACATTTGCCAATCCGTTCTGGACTGGTACGGCCAGCCTTGGCGGAGTTAATTCCTATTTGCCCAGTATTGGGATTACTGGTCAGAACATGGGGACTGGCGAATACTTTGAAGTTGCAAGTGTCAGTAGTACTGGCTTTACCGTCACGTTCAAAAATTCCGGTGGTACAGCAATTGACCGCAATTTCAATTGGAGTGCTGTGGGATTTGGCAGGCAAGGTTAGACTGCCGATATTGATTGACACTTGAATCGTGGCTCAACACGATTACGTCATTGCGAACGGCACGGGTGCTGCAGTCCGTAGTGATCTGAACGGTGCCTTGGGTGCGATTGTTTCGCAGAACAGCGGTAGCACCGAACCGACAACAACTTACGCCTACATGCCTTGGGCCGACACCACCGCAGGTGTCATGAAAATGCGGAATGGTGCCAACTCCGCATGGATCACGCTGTACCAGCTTGATGGCGAGTGGACAAGCATTGCCTTTGAGAACGGCACCGCAGCTGCCCCGTCGATTTACTTCAAGGACAGCGGTACCGACACCGGCTTTTACAGTCCCGGCGCTGATCAGGTTGGCATCACCACTGCTGGTGCTGTACGCGCCACATTTAGTGCAACGGCAATCACGTTTACAGGCAACGTCTTGCTGAGCGGCACTGGTTATTTGGATTTGCCGGTTGGTACAACTGCTCAGCGGCCCGGTACGCCCAACTCGGGCATGATTCGGTTCAACAGTACGTTGACTCAATTTGAGGGTTACAACGGCACTGCTTGGGGGCAAATTGGTGCTGGTGCGACAGGTGGTGGTGCCGACACGGTATTTTTTGAAAATGGCCAGACGGTCACGACCAACTACACTTTGACTACCAACAAGAACGCCGTGTCTGCTGGCCCGATTACGATTAATGCAGGCATTACGGTCACGGTGCCTTCTGGTCAATCTTGGGTGATTGTCTAAGCCATGCCAGTCACAATCAACGGTTCAACTGGAATCAGCGGCGTTGACGGGTCTGCTGGGACACCTGCGCTGATCGGCAGTGATGCTGACACCGGCATTTTTGTTGCCGCCGGTCAGGTCAGCGCATCAATCAACGGCACGGCGGGCAATGTTCCGTTGGTGAGCGGTACGGCGCAGAACAGCACCAGCGGCACCAGCATCGACTTCACTGGCATCCCGTCGTGGGTGAAGCGGGTGACGGTGATGCTGAATGAAGTTAGTACAAATGGAAGTTCGGCAATGCAAATACAAATTGGAGCAGGCTCTATTACGTCGTCTGGATACACCGGATACGCAACCCGAATAGGAGCTGCCCCAAACAACGTTTATACAGCGATGTCCGCAGGCTTTCTCTTCTCTGACAATCAAAGTGCAACAGCAACTAGGAGTGGATTGTTTGTTTTGACAAATATTTCGTCCAACAACTGGGTTTTATCGGGTTCCTGCGGAAGTTCAACAACCACAGGAGATACTTGTTTGGTCAATGGCAAAGTATCTCTTTCCGGCACCCTCGATCGCGTTCGCATCACTACCGTCAACGGCACCGACACCTTTGACGCCGGTTCCATCAACATCATGTACGAATAGGAGGCGGAACAATGACACTTCGACTGAACGGATCAACCAGCGGCTACACCGAGATCGACGCGCCGGCGGTGGCGGGCTCCAACAGCATCGTGCTCCCCACCGGCAACGGCTCTGCCAACCAGTTCTTGAAGAATGGCAGCACTGCTGGCTCGCTGGGGTGGAGCAGCGCCACAGAAAATAGCTCCGGCGATTTTGCGTTCAACTCCGGCTACGGCTCTGTCGCTACGGCCTATGGATGCAGGGCGTGGGTAAACTTCAACGGCACCGGCACAGTCGCTATTCGCGCCAGCGGCAATGTGAGCAGCATTACTGATAACGGTGTGGGCGACTATACGGTGAACTTCACGACGGCGATGTCGGATGCAAACTACAGTGCTGTTGTAACCAGCGGTGGTTGGGGTAGCGCGTATAGCTATTCCGGGACGTATGTTGGAAGTGGTGCTACACCAACAACTTCGTCAATTCGTATTGTAACAAGAACTGGGGCAACATTTGATGACCAGCCAGCAGTTTGCGTAAGCGTCTTTCGCTGAGGTAACACCATGAAAATCATCTACCAAAACCAAGAGGGCGGCGTCAGCGTCATCCATCCCACGGGTGAGCTGAGCATCGAAAAGGTCGCCGCCAAAGATGTTCCCGAAGGTGTCGCCTACGAAATCGTGGAAGACGACGCCATCCCATCCGACCGCACCTTCCGCAATGCGTGGGTGATGGGTAACTGCTGCGTGGAGCACGACCTTGAGAAGTGCAAGGCGCTGGGTCATGACATGCGCCGCGCTAAACGTGCTGAAGAGTTTGCTCCGTACGATGAGGTGATCATGAAGCAGATCCCCGGTGCGGATGCGGAAGCTGCAGAAGCTGCCCGCCAAGAGATTCGCGATAAGTACGCCACCGTTCAAGACGCCATTGACGGTGCGGCAACTCCTGAAGACATTAAAGCCGCCTTGGAGGTGACCCCATGAGCACGCTTGTCGCATCCAACCTGCAAGCATCCGGCGGCGCTGGCACTGCT